ACTGCTCAAGGGTTTGGAAGTGCCTTAACTTATGCTCGTAGGTATTCTTTATCACTTGCTTGTGGTGTTGGTGCTGACGAAGATGATGACGGAAATCAAGCTGAAAAGGAAGTAGGCAAGAAGCCTGTTCCTAGGAAAGCACCTGAACCTGTAAAGGAAATCCAGGATGATAAAGATGAAGCGTGGGCGAATGCTTTTGTTGAAGGTTTTATAAAAACTATCTCACCTTTAGCTGAGACTTCAGATGATGTTAAAAATCATTACAAAACAAATGCTGAACCTATAAGCATCTTGAAAGAAAGATTCCCTGAACAAAAAGAAAGGTTAGACAATCTAGCCAAACAATTAGCCGATAGTTTAAAAATTGAAAATCAATCTGTGGAGGATAAATAAAATGGCATTTGAAGAAAGACCCCAATGTAGTGGAGCGATATTTACTAACGATAGGAAGGAAGGTAAGCAACCTGACTTCAATGGTAAAGTAGAAATTACTAAACCTCTATTAAAGCAAATAGTAGAGAAGATGAAGAACGGAGAGGTAGGAAAAGAGGGAGGAGTGGAAGTGAGGTTAGCCTTATGGAATAACACCTCTAAGAATGGTCGTGACTACTTCTATACAAGAATGGATATACCTCAACAACAACAAGTACAAGAGCCTACAACTCCTGTAGTTGAAGAGACTCCTGAGTTATCAGATGATGACATCCCATTTTAAGGAAGGTCGCATAGACATGGATAAGGACATCACTAGTGGGTGTCCTTTGTGTGGGAACGAAGAAGTAATGAGTAAGATTAAAGAAATTAATGACTATTTAGATTATTGCATAGAGCATGAATCTAATGCTTCAGACAACGAAACTTCTATTAAAGCCGAAAGTTATTCAAGGGTTATCCATGATATGTATGGAAAGACAAAAAAGATATTAGATGAATTTGTAGAGATAAAGGGGAAAAGTAATGAGTGATGTATACAAATATGATGATCAGTCTTCTTATGAGAGTAACTTCAACACATGGTACTCAATGAACTCAAAAGAAAGAAGAGACAATAAAGAAGAACCTTATGCTGAAATTATAGCTAAACGTATATTTAGTGAGCAGTATGGAAGGAAATCAATTAAAGAAACCATAAGTGGTTTATTAAAAGATAGATAAAAAATGACGCAGCCTGGAGCTGCGAGAGAAAATATTTTCCTAGTCGCAGGAAAACGGGAGAGAAATTTATGGAACAACAAGAAAGTTGGATGCATCAAATTAGAGAACTTGCTTCTCCAATAGAAAAAACCGAGTACGAAGTTTACAAGCGTGAAGCACAAGTAAAAAAACTACAAGCACAGTTAAAGTTAAAAGCTTTGGCAGAGGGAATCAAAACAACATCAGCACAAGAAACTTACGCAGAAGCTTCAGACGAGTTATATGAAGCTAGGCTTAGAGTTGGAGTGGCTAAAGGTGGATTGTCTGCTCTCAAAGTAAACTTGAAAGGATTAGAGATAGGGTTTGAGGAGTGGAGGACTAAGCAAGTCTCTGCTAGGAAAGAACAATCTAGGTATGGTGCGTGAAAGGTAGAAACCCTACAGCAGATGAAAAGAGACACATGAATAGAGTCAGTCAGATAGGATGTATTGTCTGTAAGAATCAGGGTAACGACTTTGTACCGAGTGAGATTCACCATACTCAAGGCAAGACTAAGGTAAACGCACATTTCCTGGTTTTGCCTTTGTGCTTTCAGCATCACCGAGAAGGAACAATGAATGGCTTGTGGGTGAGTAGGCATCCTTGGAAGAAAGAGTTTGAGAAGAGATACGGAACAGAACAAGAATTATTAGATCAAGTTAAAGGAATAATAGATGAAGCTTAAATCAATTACGTTTGATAGCACAGATGAACAGTTTGTAATTGAGACTACAGAAGTGAAGGCTAAATCTTTTACAGGTGCGGAAAGAAAGTTTAAGGGTAAAGAAGTTGTAGCAATAGTGAAGATAGATGATGAAAGATTTTTGGTATTTATTGAAAAGTAAAACTAGTGGAAGTTACTTCCAGTATTTTCTGGCGACTAGGAATATTTTTTTTAGGGCAGGTCTGGGATGGTAACTATGATCCTTCCTTTGGAAGTTTATTATTCTAAAAATAAGAAGTTTATTCTTAATCTTAACAATTATAGAAACGCACACTACAGAATTTTATCTAGTGCCAAAAGAATTTACTCTGAAAATTTGGTAGCAGAATTAAATGAGTGGTCTTTAAAACCTAAGTTTAAGAATCCTGTTACGTTAGAGTACGTTTACTATGCAAAAAGTAATAGAAGAGTAGATGTAAGTAACCCCTGTTCTATTATAGATAAGTTTACTTGTGATGCTTTGGTCAAAGCTGAAATCCTGGAGGATGATAGTTCCAAACAGATTAAAGAAATTTATTATGTTTATGGGGGAGTGGATAAAGAGTTCCCTCGTTGTAGATTAACAATAAAAGAGGTATGGGATGACTAGATATATATGTGATGTTTGTGGGTGTGACATGGAAAAACCAAAGAGTATTACTATGGCTATGCCGACAATATTTGAAAATTTAACAGTAGCATTTTCTGATGAGTTATGTAAAAAATGTGAGGAGTCTGATAATGATGTTAGTTGAACAATTGAAAGATGATTTGCAGAAAAGAAAGAGAGCCTTTTGGGATTGGCACAACGCTAACCCACAAGTCTATGAGAAGTTTGAAGAGTATACTTTAGAAGCTATCGCTACAGGTAGGAAGCATTACTCTCATTGGGCGATCATTAATCGCATCAGGTGGAACAAAGAGATAGAGACTAACGGAGAGGAGTTTAAGATAAGCAACGATTACATCTGCTTCTATGCTCGTACATTTATTGCTTACAATCCGCAACACAAAGACTTCTTTAAACTTAAACAGTTAAAGGAAGAAAAGCTTATAAAAGAATTAGAGTCCTCCTTGGAGGATAGGCACGTTAGCTTTCTTCCTCAACTCAGGAATGAAGGCTAGTCTTCTGTCTCTTTCTGCTTCTAGTTCTTGAAGCATTTCTGCTTTAACTAGAACCGATATATCAGTCCTACGCATAAGCCTGTCTCTTTTATTTCTCCAATTAGCCAAGTATCTTTCCATTGCTCTAACTCTGCCTTTCACATTCATCAATCCTTTAACGTCAGACTTGTAAGCACCGAGTTCATCAAAACGTCTTTGTTTTCTTAAACTATTGAGTGTTTGTACGGCTGAATCTACTTCACCTCTCAGTTCATAAAACTGTTGTTGCAACCCTCCCATTTTTTTATTATCTACAACTAGTCTTTTAATTAGTGGATACTGTGCGAAGTTAGTTGGATTACTAAAAATATTATTTGGGATGTATGGAGAACCTGTCGCAGTTCTTGTAAGTGAATCTACAATATCCAACACATAACTTCCGAGTGTTCCTGAATATCCGTTCAATACATACTCAATCTTTGTAGGCGAGATATTTAAAGCTTCACCGATAAGTCTAGCTAACTCATTGGTTTGTGGTGAGGATTGATATCCTGGCTCTCTTTTTAGTTTGTAGTAGGGTACGATTTCTGTATTAGTAAACGCACTTCTGTTAGTTACTGCTTCAAATAAAGGCTTTATTGCTTGTATGCTGATGTCACCTGATAAGAAAGGTATGTTTGCAGAAGTTCCTATTTGCCTTCTTATAGACTCAAAAGGGTCTTTCTCTACCGATTCCTTAACTCCAAGCACTTTCTCCCCTAAAACGAGGTCTATGAACCTTTCAGGGATAGCCTTAAACATCATTCCAATCTCAAAAGGAATAGGTATTTTTAATGTGTAATCAAATGGAGTTGGTATCAACCAATTGTCATCTCTAAGTTCTCTCTTGGCTTCTTTATATTCCTCTGTGTCACTAACTAATAGATAGTAAAGCATAGTGGAGGCTACAATAATTCCACCCCTCGTAGCAGTCCTTCTAAATATTCTGTTCTTTAGTTCATCTAAAGTTTCACCTTCTTGCAACTTATCTTGTGCCGAGTAAGTACCTCTAAACGATCTGTATATTAGATCAAGACCTTGAATTCTAGCGTTCAAAAAAGGTATAGCAGACGTTACAACTCTGAACATTGGTGATAGTCCTCTACGACCAAAGTTAATTACTTCTAAAGATTGATAGGCTGCTTCAGATAAAGCTGCTGCTTCTGTATAAACCTCACCTGTTCTTTCGTCTATAGTACCTTTCATGCGTTTATATACTGCATCAAAGACCCCTTTACGAGTAGCTCCGTCTGATTTTGTTGTTAGTCCACCAAGACCATCCCAAATTTTATAAAAAGCATTTTGTGCTGATATACCATTATCAGAAGTAAGACCTTGCTGTCTTCTTATTCTTGCCATGTAATCAACAACATCACCTTCATCATTGGCAAAATCATAACCACCAATAACACCAAATCTTTCTAAGTCTGACATATCAGCAAACATATTTTTCATGGTATCTATCATTGGAGTAAAGCCGTCTTCTCCAGCAGATAAATTTACACCTGATGTTACAGTTGCAGATAGTGTATCTCTAAGTAAGTTTACTGCTATAAACCCAGGATCACGAGTAACTGTGTCTCTTAGGATAGTAGAAGGCATAGCTAGTATTTTTGTTATAAAACCTACTTCCGCACCACCTAATGCTCTTATGCCATGAAATAATTCAGGGTCTGCAATGTCATAATATTTTTTAAATCCATCTTCAAAAACAAATATTGTATTTGCACCTTGAGTTTGTTTAGGTGCTAGTAGTTCTGCTTCACCCATAGCTTCTAAACTTTTTACTAATTTTAAAGCTCCATCATTTTTCATAGAGGCAGTAAGTATAGATAAAGAATTTCTAGCTATAGCTTCTAATGGATTAACATCTATTTCTGCTTCAGAACCTTTAAGTTTTATATTTAATGGATTATTAGGTAAAGAACCACCACCTATTCTTGGTGCAGAAATACCTTCTTCTTCAACCATATCTCTATAGAAAGGATAGTAAGTTGATTTTTCTCTCCATTCATTAGCTTGTTCTGAATTTAATAAACCTTTTGCTTCTGCAAAATCTACTAATTTATTATTCCATTTTTGAAAGTTGTTATAAACCTCTACAACAACAGGATAATTAGCTTCAATATTATTAATAAATTCTAAATCTTGTTGAGTAAAAGGAGATTCAACTTGTCTATTATCTTTTTGAAATTGTTGCACTCTTTTAAGTTTGGCATATGTACCAAATATACCTTCAAGATCAACTAATGGGTCAGAGAATAAAGGTGCTGTAATTTGTAATAGTCCACCAGTTCCTGTATTGCCATCAATATATGGGTTATATACTGTATCTATTTGTAAATCTTGTACATTAGTTAATGAGTCAACTCCGTCAACTGTATCTGTAGCAAAACCTTTTGTAAGTAATCCTTGAAATACACCTCTAGATTTATCAGCAAATCTTAAAGCAGCTATAGCAGAAGTATCAGCAATGTTATTTATTAGTCTTACTTCTTCAAATTCTTCACTTCCTTGTAATAATTTTTTTTCTACTTTATCTAATTTATCTACATAGTTTTGTCTTGTATCTTTAAAAAACTTTTTAATATTAGTTGTAGGATCAGCAACTGAATCTATTAATCTGTCATACCAAGGTGCTCTAGGTTGAACATATCCACCTCTATTAACTACACCTTGTAGTTCTTCAGGTATTTCTCTTTCTACCCTAGAGTAATTAGGTAGCTCATTAATAGTTGGAGCACTAGGATCATTTATATAATCATAAGCAGCCTTTAAAGCTACATCAGAAGCATTTAAGTTATATACAGGTATCTCACCCCTTGGTGTTTTTTTAGTAAACTCTTCGACTAATTCTGTAGCCTTTTGTAATTCTATTTTTTCTTGTGTATTAGCTTCGCCTGTAAATCTTCTACCTCTAGAAAATAAAGGTACATCTCTAGTTATAGATGATTCTCTATCTGTTCTAAGATTTTTAGGTGTAAATTGATAAGTAGGTTTAATATCTCTTATATCTGCTATAACTTCTGCTTCATCAATATAAGAATCATAAAGTGCAACAGCTTCTTGAAAAGCTTCTTCTGCTTCTCTTTCATCAATTATGCTACTATTGATAGCATCAAGTTCTTTAGAAAGATATTCTTCTCTTACTGATTCTAAAAGTGTAGGCATATAACCTTTCACGCTACTTATAGGAACTTCGTATCTTAGTATTTCAGGTAAAAGATTTTTATTTTTTCTATTAATATCACGACCTATTTCTATTGCTTGTCTATGATCTAAAGTTGTACTTGCAAAATCATCAAACGCATATTGTCCATAATTAATTATGTTTTCACCTTCAGGTATATTTACATTTCTATATACAATTATATTATTTCTTAAATTTTTTAAAGTTCCTGCTCCAAATCTTTCGCTTAAAAATTCTTTACTGTTTTCTAATAAAGCAGGATTTTTTTCAAACACTTCAAGTATGTCAGTTTTAAGTTGTCCTGGATTTGTTCTATCTCCAGGATTTCTACTATTGTCAAGGTGGTCAGAAATTTTTCCAAAATCACCAAACTCAAGACGAATATTTTTAGGTATTAAATAATCTGGAGGTGTTTTATCTTGTCTAGAAAATAAAGGTAACTGTTCTGGTACAACTGGTTGTGTTAATTGTTCTTTGACTTGTGCAATTTTATCTCTTATATCTTGTACTCTTTTAGCATTACGATTACCTACTTCTGAACTTACATATCTACTGTCCGCAGACTCTATACTTTCTGCGTTATATAGTTCTGTCTGTAGACTGCTCAGTTCTTGTTGTAAGCTTTGCCGTGAAAAAGTAGGTGATACCAATGGCGGACCAGTATCAAAAAATATGTCATTTCTTTTTATTTCTTCTAATTGTGCATTAGATAATTTTGTAAGTTTTCCGCTTATTCTTAAAAACTCAGAAAATAAACTATCTTTTTTAGCTGGTATACTTAATAACTTTCTTATTGATTCAGTAAATTTATCCCATAAAGTTTTTTGTGTTCCTTTGTATGGAATACTATCCATAAAATCTTGTGCATATCTATTAGTAAATCCAACAGCTAAAGTTTCTTGTATCTGTGCTGCTGCATAAACTATTTTTTGTGCACCATCTGAACCATATTTTTCTGATAATTTTCTAGCAGCTCCATCATTTATATAACCATAATAATTTTGACTACCAGTAATTCCTGTTTTTTCTTCTATTTCTTTTATTAATAATCTTCTAACTTCTTCTAAATCTTTAACAAGTTGTTGTGACTCTTTTGTTGCTCTACCTCCTGCATAAAAATTAGTAGCAGCTTGTGTAGTTTGATGCACTAATTCGTGCAACATAGTATCAAAACTTACACCATTCTGACCTGGATCAGACTGAGTACCTGGCTTGTCTCGCAAATATACTTGTTGTACTAACTTACTATCTCCATAAGGTTTACTAACACCTTCATTATATTGCTCTGATCTAAAAGGAGGATACGAAACGCCAAGCCAACCAAAATCTCTACCTTTACCTACAAATCTTTGTGCACCTTGTTTAACAATTGCAAAATACCCATCAATGCCATTTATTCTTTTTAATTTTTTTTGTTGTACTAATAATCTATTAGCAATAACTCTATAGTCTTCTGTTGGTCCATTTTTAACTAACCACTCTAATACATCTATACTTTTAATATTTTCAACTTCTTTTCCACGACCAGTAAGTTTATAAAATTTATCTAAAATTATTTTTCTATCTGCTTCAAATTGTTCAGGAGTTAATTCCCATTTATTATATGAGCCTCCTCTTTGTGCAGCACCTAAAGGTAAGACAACACCTGTTATGGGGTCTGTATCAGCTTTGACATCATTAAAAGATGTAGCTGGTGTAATTAAAACTCCTTTGCCAAATTCATTTTCTACAGCTTGTATATCAGAATTATCTATTTTAGTTTCTGTTCCAGCCGCTTCTTCTACATCTTCAGGAACAGTAGTAGGTGTTATACCTAATCCACCAACGATACCTTGTTCTCTAGCCATAGATATTCTATCTAGCTCTCGCAAGGTTCTTACTTGTCCTCTTTCTCTAGCTCCTATCTTGCCTGATTCAATATCAGCAAATATTTCAGACGAGTCTTTGTAGCCTGATATACGCATGGATTGACCCATAGATTTAAAGAACTCAATAATCTTATCTAAAATACTTTGAGTTTTAGGTGTCACAGGTTTGAACTCTCTAGCTCTAAACATTTCTGCTATGGCTTCTTCTATATAAAGTTCTTCTACTCTTTCTTTGCTAGCTCCTCTTGATATTGCATTATTCGCAGTACCTGAGTTAATTCTTTTGGCTCTTGTATAAAAAGTTTCGTTTTTGCTAGAAGAATCATATTCAGTAGGTACTTTCTTACGCTTAACTTCTGCTCTTAAATATTGATATTCCTTTTCACTTATTAAATCTTTTTCTCTAAACGCATGAATCATTTCATGGTCAAGAACTCTATCTAAGTTTTGTAGTATTTGTTCGTCTGTTCTAGTGCCATCAGGATTAACTGCATTGAGCGATAAGAAAATAATGTCTGTATTCCTGTCATATTCGCCCTCTACTGCACCTTCTTTGGCGGTTGGTCTAGTTACCCTTGGATCAAATATAATGTCGCCAGCATCCGTTTTTGCTAATGTAGTTGTAGATAAAATATCATTGCTAACTACAACACCTGTATCACCTAATCCTACTGCTTGTAATTTTTTCTGTAGTTCTTTTGCAAATTTATTTGTACGACCTTCTTGTATTGTTTCAGCAAAATTAAATAACTTAGGTTCTAGTTCTTTAGGTGGTAATACTTTTTCTTGTCTTACTTCTTCTGATGTAACTAAATTAGTTATAGCTTCATCAGATAATTTATTTTTACCTAAAGACCTATCTCTTTCTAGTCTGCCACGAAACTCATCTGGAGTTTCATTAAATCCTTCTTGTCTTCTAGCAACTGTATATTCAAAGTCATCAGTAATTTCGTATTTGTTTTTGCCTTCTACTTTTCTTGCTCTACCACTACCTACTAAGTCATTAACAAATTGATCTACCGCTTCTTTATTATTTCTTATACCTTCAGGTCCAGCAGCTAATAAATCATCTTTATTAAACTCTATATTTTGTGCTGCTGCTGTAAAGTTTGCCATATCTAAACCTGTATAAGCTCTAGGTCTAAAGTCTGGAAATTTGTTTTTTGTATTGAATGCAGGCAGAGAATGTATTCTAGCTAAGAAAAGTTCTTTTGCTCCTCTGTTTCTAGTTTTAGGTATATCTTCAAAGCCTGTCCATTGCTTGGCTGCATAACGAACTGCTGGGTCGTTGAAATCTAGTTCTATATTTTTAGCTTCAGCAATAGCTTTAATGTTTTTTACAGAAACATCTACCTTATCTTTGTCTTCTCTTATAGAAGTTTCACCTGCTTCTTCGGATTTAGTAAAAGCATGATTAGCAAAACTTTCTAACAAGGCATTGTAATCTTTAGGTTTTAAAACCTTTTTAATATCTGGCATAGAGAAACTACTCTTTAACTCTAAGCCTTTACTTTCTAAATACTTGGAAGTCTTTTGTAGTTTTTCTACTTTATTCTCAAGCATTTCACTAACTGTATTAGCTGCATATGCTGATGTTTTTTCTTTATTTAATTCTTTTTTTAAATCTTTTGATAAAGAAGAATCAAATCCTATTAATGTAGATAAATTTATTTGTGTAAGGTTAGGGTCAAGTATAGTTCTTCCTAAAGTTTTAGCTGATCCACTATCAGGCATACCCATAATGTAAACGTCATTATCTACTTCTACTTGTAGTTTCTTTCTTTCGTAATTAGTTTGTTCTTTATTCTTTGCCCTTAAAGCTGTGACTTCATCAGCGTGTGTACTAATTACAGGGCTTTCTAGATTTGTGTAATCAACTACTGCAAATTGCCCATCAGGATTCTCTATAACACCTAAGTCTGGTGGTAATACATCAACAACAGCAGGAACTGGTATTTCAGGTTTTTCTTTTATTATAGGTTGTTGGAACTCTTCTACTGTTCCTTGTTCTTGAGCTTTATTAAATTTGTCTTCTGATTCTAAATTTGTTCTATTATCTCTAGCTCTTTCTTCTGCATCTTTTAATTGTTGGCTACTAACACTTCTTCTATTTGCTAAACTATTTACAAACAAATCAGCACTCGCACCAAGAATACCACCAATAGTAAACTCTTCTAATGCACTATCACCTATAGACAACTCATCACTATATAAACCAACTGCTGTTAAATCTTGTGCTATACCAGCAGTCATTTCTTGAAATGCTTCAGCAGTACCTGTAGCTGCTGCTGATTTTAATCTTGTAGAAATTAATTCTTGTACTGTAGGATTTTTTAAAGCACTTTTAGGTATGCTTCTAAACAATCTTTCTATAGGTGCTAATTCACTCATACCTATAGCACCACCAGTAAGTATGGCTACTTTTTCTGCAACTCTACCTGGTGTTTCGCCTAATGCTCTAGACTCTTCTAGTCGGTCTACTTGTTCACCCATACCCATAGGTACAGCTATTGCACCAGGAACACCAAAACGACCTACCTTGTCACTTACTATGCCTTGTGCAGCAAGCTTTCTACCTGCAAATGCAGCACCACCAAAACCAATTAATGAACCAGCTCCTTCAGCTAGCTTAGTTCCAAAGGTATCTCTGTATTTAGGATCGGATGCTAATGGTGATTCTGTAGCTACATATCTTTGATAGTCAGATATACCTTTAACTATATCGCTATCACTACCTAATGCTAAACCAGCTAAACCTTTGGCTGCTGTAGGTATCATTTGTGATAATCCTCTAACTGTAGATACAGGTTTATCTATTAACCATTCACCTAGAGAACCTTCATTAATATCAATGTTATATTCTGCCTTAACAGCATTAGCCAACTCATCCCTTTTATCAGGGGCTAAATCATTAGGAATTTTTAATGTTCTTCCATCAGGCAAATTAACTTTTTGCATATTAAGTATATGAAGCTATAAGATTTTTATTTGTACCAGACATTGCTTGTGGGTTATAGCCTGCTGTTTGTGCTTGTTGTGCTACTAAATATTGTAAGAATTGTTGTAATTGTACAACTTGTTGATCATCACCATTTTCTACAGCTAATTTTATAGCAGCATTTATACTATCTATTTTTTTAGTTAATGCTGTTTCAGGTAACAATCTAGTTTCTTCTTCTAGTTTTCCTGTTTGTGCTCTTAAATATCTAGCTTCTAAGCCTGCACGTTCAGCAGCAGTTTTTCTTTCAGCAGAAGCACCAGCTACACCAGCTATACCTTGACCTAATTCACTAATGTTTTTAGCACTCATAATAGTGCCACCTAATTGAATTAGATCAGTCGGACTAAATCCACCACCTAAACCTTTTTTGGTATCTTTTTGTGAAGCTTTAAGATTTGCTAATTGAATATCTTGCATTATCTTTTGATAATCTTTTTCTGTTTGAGTTAGTTCACGTTTTTCTTCTTGAGCAATTTGATTATCTTCACTCATATAATCTACAATATTTGCAGCAGGTATTCCTATTGCTGCACTACTAACACCTGCTCTTAAAGGAGCAAATTCTCTACCTTTTCCTGGCAATTTAACTCCAACTGGACCTAAAGGACTTGGTATAGTGTCAACTTTTACATCAACTGGACCTCTTTTTTTGCTATAAAGTCTTTGTCCTTGTCTACCTAAAAATCTTGCAGCATCTCCTAAACGACCTGATTGATATAATCCTTTTAATCCTAATCCAGCTCCTCTAGCCAATAAAGTTCCAGGAATTAACATAGAAGCATCTAATAATGCTTGACTGTAATCTAAGCCATCTTCATCTGTATATCTGTCATATATAGAATCACCTAAACCAGATATAAATGATCTATCTAAAGGACTCATTGCTGGACCACCTACTGCATAGCCAGTTATACCACCACTAGCCATCATCATAGGCTGTTGCATTGGTTGTTGCATAGGAGCAGAGGCAGGCATACCCATAGGCTCTGAAGAGAAACTATCAGTTGGAGCTGATTCAGACGGCATACCTGCTTGCAAACCTTTAGGCTGCATAAACTCACCAACAACTTCTTCTGCTACTGTAGTAGTAGGTTGTGGTTGTGCTGCTGCATAAGCCTTTTCATTAGCAGTTCTTCTCTGTATTTCTGATAAAACTAAATACTGAGGAAACCTACTACTTGGGTCTTGTGACATTTGTGCTAATTGTTCTTTAGGCACATACTCTAGTTCATTAGAAAGTTGTACTAAATTTGGCATTATCCTCCTCCATATCCTTTATATAAACCTAAACCTGATAAACCAGCACCTAAAGCTTGTTGAAATAATCCAGGTTGTTGTGTAAATGTACTTGTACTTGCTTGAGGTGCTACTGGTACACCTCGTAAAAGATTACTAAAAAATCCTAGTTGATCTTTAGAATATCCTTGCTGTCTCAAGAAATCATCATAACCCATATCTAGGCTAGCTTGTTCTAAAGCTCTTTGTTGTGATCCTATGCCCATAAGAGCTTGTATTCTGGATAAAGCTGCTCTTTCTTTTTCTGTGCCTACACCCGTAAGTCCTTTAGCTTTAGCTAAAGCAGTACGAGTAGACATATCATAAGCACTTTGTGCAAATTTTTCTTTAGCTTGATTTGCTGCTTCTTGTTGTTGCTGTGCATTTAATCCAAGTTTGGCTGCTTCTGCTCTTGCTCTTTCTCCAGCTTGATAAGCTTGCAATCTTTGTGCTCCTGCTTGTTGGCTTGCTTGTGCTTGTGTTTGAAAAGCTGATTGTCTATATTTTTCAGCAGCTTGTCTTGAAGCTTGTGTTTGTTGTTGTGCATTTAAACCTAATGCAGCAGCTTGTTGTTTTGCTTGTTGGCTTGCTTGATATGCACCTTGAGCAAATCTTTCTTGTTGCTGTCTAGATTGTTCTTCAGAAGTATATTGTTGTAGACCAAATTTCGCAGCACCTAATTGCGAAGCTCTTTCTCTTTCTAGTTGTGCTTGTGCATTTTGAAAAGCTTGTTGTGATCCTCTAGTTTGAATATCTCCTAACTGTGTACCTAAGTTTCTTTGACGTTCAGATTGCATAATAGCTTCACGATATCCGCCTAGTCCACCTGATGCTGCTGCTGCATCTTGATTTCTTGAAGCCATCATTTGTGATTGTCGTATAGCTTCTCTTTTTTCTATATCAGTAACATTTTGTTGATAAGGAGACATAAATCTTTGTAGATTTTTTTCATACTCAAGAGGATTAAAAGCTTCACCAGCAGTCCTTGCGGTATATGCTGAACCTCTTGTTTCAGGTCTGTATCCTGATGTTATTTGTTGACCTGCATAACTAGAAGGACCTAAATTTCCAGCAGCATAAGTTGGTCCAACATTTCCTGCTGTATAAGAAGAACTAAAAGTTCCTGGTGTATAACCTTGATCCCCATATGATGCAAGACCTGTTAATGCTGTACCTGCATCTGTATATTCTTGAGGAGTACCAGAAGCTGAATAGCCTCTAGTCATAGCTTGTCCTGTTAATTCATCAGGAGAAAAATAAGATAATCTTGCTCCGCCATAGGGAGTATATCCTTGTAAACTTTCTGCTTCACCACGTTGTAATAGCCGTTTAAAATACGGCTCAACGTATTCAGGTAAATCAGTATTTGTTACAGTAGTTTCTGTTGGTTGGCTTCCGCCTCCGCCTCCACCCATATCATATCTCCTTTATACATTTGTAAGTTATTTTATCGTAACCATGAGTAATTCCATGATCACGGATTTCTTTTTTATTTGTCCAAAACTCAATACTTTTACATCCAGAATTTTTTGCTATTTCTTCTATATTTAATTGAAATTTATTTGCACCATATTTTTCTTTATACCAAGCAACCCATAACAATAAATATTTTTCATTAGAAAAGTTTTTCTTTAATATTTGTGTAATTAAAAATGCATCTTTAGGTTGTATATCTTTATCAAGCCACAATGTAGCAGTATTGTTTTTACATGAACGATAGATATCTTGTGCAGTTTCTGATTCATATGTTTGTTCTTTTATAGAATAGATACCATGTTTTATATCATCCCAATGTTTATCAATGTTTGCTTGTACTAAATTCATTGTTGATCAAATTGCATTTCAAAAAGTAAATTATTTTTTTTCCATTTTGTATCTTTATCTGTAAGCCAATTACCCATTCCTTCTCTTCCTACAGCTTCTATACCATGACAATTATTTCTTACTGCCCAATCTAATAAAATTGGTTTACCTATTTCCATCCAGTCTTCCATATTTTTACCAGATAATTGCAATATATTTAACATTTTTAATCCAGTTGGATATGTAACAAAATTTGTTACAACACATCCTTTAACAATGTCTTCATTTGTATTATAAACCACCCATAAATTTGCATGACTATCTATTAATTGTTTATAAATAGTATCAATAGTATGTCTTCCGTTTGATCTTTTACAAGCACGCTCTAAAAATTTATCAACATACTTCCAAACTAAATAAATATCTGAGGGTAATACAGCAGATATTTCTATATTATTTTCTAATTTTTTTGCTGGTTCATTCATGCTGGCAACATTCCTCCAGCATTAGCTAATCTTGGTGCTTGTTTTGTAGTACCAGTTTTTTCTTGTCTGACTCTATCCATCATTTCATAAAGTTCTTTAGAACCAGCATCTGAACTGCCATCTCCTAACATTGATACTACATCAGCAGGAACAATAAACTCATCTTGTGATACAGCTATTCTTTCTTTATCGCCTATCATACCTTTTAGATCGTCATCCATTCCTCCTTCACCATTACCTTTTATTTGTCCTTGTGTTTGTGCTCCTGGTACTACAGATTGCAACACAGCTTCTCTTAGTTGCATAAATGCTTCATTGCCATATTTAGTTAAAAACATATTTAGTGCTTCTTCATTATTTGATTCACCTAATAAAAATGCAGTTACTTCTTGAGTAAGAGGATCATTCATCATAGTCATGCCACCTTCTTGATATCCCATTTTATCTACAACATTAGGTGCTACTTTATTTAAAGCTTCTAATCCTTTATTAGGTAATTGACCGCCTTCAGCCATAGTCAATGAATCCATTTTTGATCTATTCAGTTGATCTTCTGTTAAGCCAAATGTATTAAGAGAATTAAATGCATCTAAAGTATCTGTCATACCTAAATTTTGAGATGGCATAGAAACTAATTCACCTAAATTTGATGTTGTATCTAGTGTATCTGTAGGATTAAAACCAGCTAAAGTATTTGCACTTAAAGTATCTGTTACATCTAAATTAGTAGTTGTATCAAGTTGATTGTAAGGGTCAAAAGCAGATAAATCTAATGTATTGTTAAGTGTATTATCTGTTGTTGTAAAAGAATCTATTCCTGCATTTATATTATCTAGATTAGACAAAGCATCTATATCAAAAGTATCATTTAAATTATTATTTATATTCGTATCTAAACTATCTGTCATTAAATTATTATCAAGATTTATTAAATCATCCATATTGGTAGGATCATTAACTTCAAATTTTGGATCAACTGTATAATCTAATGGATTAAATCCAGTAAGATCAATGTTTGAACCCATAAAATTTATATTAGATAAATCTAAAGAATCAATTAAATCTTGTATATTGTCAGGAATTGTATAATTATTGGGATCAAATGATTCATCAATAATCGGTTCTTCTTTTGTTATGCCGTCAACTGTTGGGTCATAAACTCCTTCAGTTCCATCAGTAATTCCTAAATCTTCACCAGTTATATCTATATAAGGTGCAGGTTGTGTAGTGCTGTATGGAACTAATCCTGCTGGTGCTTCTCCTGTATATGCACTAAATGGATCAATAGATGCTTGTCGCCCTTCAGGTGATATTACTAATGGATCACCGCCATATCCTCCTTTAGTGCCTGTATATGTATCTAAAACGATTGGAGGACCTCCTGCTTCTAAACCTGATGCTGGAGCTGCTATTGTAGACGGATTAAAATACATAGTTTCTGGATTAAAACCAGCCATAAAATTTGGATTAACATCATAAGCTGCTCTTGCAGGTGCAAATATTTGTGGTAATTCACCACTTGTATTAGAACCATCTTGACCATTAAATCCTCTTATAGAACCACCTGCTGCCATTTGCATTGATTCTTCACTTTGAATTTCTGATTGCAATGCAGCAGCTCCTACTTCATCTCCAGCATCTTTTCTTTTTCTATATTGATTATATAATTCACCTAACAAAGAACCTCTAAAATTATTTTTAGCTGCTAAACCTGTTGCACCAAACATTAATTCAGGATTATTATTTAACATTCCAAGCATTCCATAATCGCCACTCAACAAATTATCAACTAAACCACCTTCATCAAATTTTTGAATTCCACCACCTGCTGAGTAAAGAATAGGTTCAGGATTCATTAATTCATTCTGTCTCTTTTTTTCTTCTCTTTCAGCTTGCATTCTAGCTACTTGTTCTTCGTAGTCTGCTTGCATCATATCCATACCATACATAGACCCAGTAGTACCTAATCCAGCTAGTGCCAATGGATCATTCATAGCTGCTGAACCAATATTAGAAAACCCTTGTCCTATATCATAACCTCCTGTTGAGTCTGTAAAAGAAGCTCCTAAAGATTCTAAAGCAGTAGGATTACCAGCTTTTGCTCCAAAGTTTGCAATAGCGTCATCAGCAAAAGGTTGTAAATAATTATCTGCTGCAGGACCACTCATAAAAGTATTTAAATTAGCTTGTCCTATTGGATTTAATGTTGGAGGTAATGGAGTACCAGTCACAGTTGCTCCAGCTTGAATTGGATTGGCTAAAGCAGGATTAGTTGTAGCTATGTTTTGTGTCATAGCACTTTCTAACGCACCTGTAGGCGAATAGTTTAAACCTGTTGTAGGATCAGTAGGTAGACTTGTTGTTGGTGTTGTTAAAGCATCTTGTCCTATTTGTGTATTTCCAGCTCCAGTTAATATTCTAGTGCTTAATCCTGCTGTTAATCCTGCTTTTAATCCTTCTTTAATATCTCCTGTAACTGCTGTTTGTGCTAATCCTGCACCTATTCCTGATAATGCTCCAGCAGATAATCCACCTAATCCAAGTGTTGCACCAAGACCTGTTCCTGCTAATGCACTAAAACCCATGCTACCTAATAAAGGTGCTAGAAATGGTAAGAAAGCTTCAGGTTGTCCTGTTTGAGGATTAACAGTTATAGGCATAGCCGATGATAAACCTTTAACCTCTGCTGGATTAACGTGCAGTAACATAGAATCGCCATAACGACCTTGTGCAGCTACGTTTTTAGTTTGTTGTTGTATATCCATTTGCCCACCTTTATTGTAATTTGTTATCCCACCTGTTTTTCTAGAAGCATAAATTTCATTAATAGGATTTTGAAAATCTTTAATATTGCCAATTAATAAATTAGTTGCAGCTCCCTCACCTTCACCTCTACCTACTCTTGTTTTATAATTTCTTACTTTTTTAAACTGATTACTTAATAGTCCTCTTAGTCCAGAATCATAATCCATTTTTAAAAACCCTTCATCATCCCAGGCACTACCATAGTATGCTTGTGGATTCTCTGCCATTTTAGCGTCATTGAAATTAAATTGATCTGTAAAATATACATCTCCTTTATCATCAACATTGATGTTTCCTTTTCCAAAAGTATATTGTAAAGAACGAGCAGGATTATTTAAAAGTTCAAAAGGATTATCTTTTATTGTTGAAGAACCTTTTGCTCCAAAGTTTCTATAATCATCATAATCAACTGAAAATTTATCTTGTAATACATTTTGTTTTACAATATTTCTTAAAACTTCAAATTCTTCTTTGCTAAAATCTGATTTTGTAATATTTTCTTCTTCACCAAATAGTTTTTTACTTAATTTATCTGCTGTAGTTTTAGGTAAAAAATTTCTAAAAATATCATATTTAGTATCATCTGCTAACTGTCTTACTGCTAAAGGTAAATTACCACTATAAAATTCATTATTTTTATCTGTAGCAATTTTTTTTTCTTGTACTGCTGGTGTAACTTTAGTTGTAGATTTAGGTGCTGTACTTTTAAATGCACCACTTTCTTCTTGTATAAAAAATGGATCAGATTGATTTACTCTTTCTACACTAGAAGATTTTTTTGTTTTAGGTTTTTCACGACTAGGAATATCTAAAGTTTTACCTGCAAATATTTTATTAGCATCTTTAATATTATTTAGTTCAGCTAATTTTTTTAAAGAAATATTATTATCTTTAGCTATTTGACTTAATGTATCACCAGATTTAATTTTATATTTCATTACCTTTCCTCTAAGGTTTCACATCCGAACACATTAAAACTCATATTAACTGCACTCGTATAAACCTTTAATACATCTGTTTGATTAAGGGTTATACCTATAACTATAGCTAATGAGTCATTAGCTGCAACTGATTTGTCATAATATAAAAACTGTTTATCATCTGCACCTGCACCAGCTACATGAACGCTTAGTCTAAAAGTTATAGCTGATCCTGTGCGATTAGCTGCCACAATAGAACTAATTGTAGTCTGTGTCATATCAGGCACAGTATATAAAACTGTTATTGTTGTAGCTGCTGGGTCTACTTGACCTAATACTTTTAATATATCAGCCATGTTTTATTCCCATTAATAAAAATTGTTTGCGTATAACAGACTTACTAGTAACTGAATCTTGTAATCTTTGTATATTGGTAATTTTTGTATTTATACTTTCTATTGCTTGTTCTATTGTTCTTCTTGTAACTGCTTCATTATTAGAATCATATTCTATATCTGGTGCTGGTAATGGTACTGTTTTTATTTGAGCCATTATCTTTTTCCGTCTGGTCTAATTTCCAATCTTAAATCTCCTAATCTCCATCCATAATCACTAGATGAATTAGATATACGCATAGCTGCTTGTCTAGTTCTAGCTCTTGTATTTTCAAATGTAGAGGCTGGTGTTACGTTTATAGTTTGTAAAGTAGATAAATCTTGTAAAGGATAATCTCTACCTTTAATAGTAAAAGTAACACTATCACTTGTTGATTGTTGATCCCTAAATTCAATATCAGGTATTAATTTAGATATAAATGTAAATCTTTCTCCGTCTGGAGCTAAATCAAAATCACTAGACTCTATGTAAGCAGTAAATGCTGCACCATCATTACTATGTCCTACTTCTTGATTGTAGAGATAGTTAGTATTAGTGCCTGTTGTTTTAGCAGCAGCTAATGGAAAATCTAATGAAGGTGCTTCTATCCATGCAGTTCTTGTAAAGCCATCAGATGTAGTTCCTATAGACCATGTATTTTCTAAATAATTATAAATAACATATTTATCTATTTCTAAACTATTAGCTGAAGGATAAAACCAAATGACTTCATTATTGTTTTCATTTGATGTTCCAAATATTTTAAATTGTTGACTTAGATTTATATCTGAATATATATGATCTAATACAGTACAAGCCAGTCTTTGTGCATTTCCTGAGTAAGAATAAAATCCACCCCTATCCATAAAATAAACTCTGTTATTGGCATTAACTGCTGCATTAGGTGCTATAAGTGAAGGACCTTGTGCTACTTCTGAAAAAGAAAATATAAATGGTTCACCTACAAAACGCATAGATACTATACCTACATCAGTCCATATAAGTATTTCTTGTCTCGTGCGTAATGCACCAATAATTGTAGAGCCTTGTGATAGCTGTACACCACCAGCTTGATTAGTTGATGTAGGTGTCCAATCAATAGAACTTTCTTTATCTGACCACCTTACTAACAAAGGGTCTGCTGTTGATGCACCTATAGTATTAGCTCCGAAACAAATAATATGTTTATCTACGTCTGACATCATTATTTGTAAAGCTATTATAGGAGGATTACTTGCACCTGATAAATCTGAAAAAGCTACTGCTCTTTGTGTTGCACCAGCACTTTCATCCCAAAGAAATATACCTCCACCTCTTATGCAAGATATTAGATCATCACCAAAATTATCTTGTGACCATAATCTTAACTGACTAGAAGCTGATATAGGACTTACCGAACCAAATGTACCTGCACCCCAAGTATCTGCACCCCAACCTGTTCCTTTTACAAATACATCTAAACCAACACTTATTTGATAAGAACCATCTACTGCTGAACCACCATTATTGCTATCGTCTGAGTTTGCTGTAACTGTATTTCCGTCTGTATCTTTAGCTGTTATCGTGTATGTATTAGTAGTTAAAGTTTTTAATATTTCATATTCTTGATTTAAAACATTTGCTGTTATTAATCCACCTAAACTTACTGCTTGTGCAAATGTAACAAAATCTCCTGTTTCTGCACCATGACTTGAATCAGTTACAGTTATAGTAGAAGAACCATTTGTTGCTGCAAAAGTTATTGAATTTGTGCTTGTTTTTCTTATAGGAGTTATATCATTAAAGTTATCACCTTGTTTAAGAAAATATTTTAAATTCGTACCTACTCCTACATAATCTGTTTGTCCTTGATCTCTATAAGAATGTAAGCTCCTACAAGTTCCTTGAAAAGTATTTAAAGTATTCTTTTCCCAACCTGCTATTTTTTCAGGTCTTCCTTTACGAAACCTAACTTTATCAGCATCAAACCAACCACCTTCATTAGAGTAGTTAGTTCCTTCTTTATTTATTCCTGGTTTGAAAACATATTTAGCTAAAGGCATTCTAGACCTCAATCCATTCCTTGCCTTCAAAAAGCAATGCTTCTGCTTCTCTTCGTCTAATTAATCCTTGCAATGTTTCTCCTCCAGCTTTGTTCCATCTTTTAATTTGTGATGGTGTTGTATGATAATCACCTGCGTTAAGTAATTTTAGTAATGTTGACTCACCAAGATTAGTTGGTCCTAAGTTATAAACCCAACAAACTAAAGCATCGAATTGGTTCTGTTTTAAGGGCACTTTAACCATATCATTGATATAGCCTTCATATTCAGGCATTTCTTCTTGTAATAGATGTTCTGCTTCGTCTTGGTTTATCTTATCGCCTTCCTTAACATTTTTTGTATGCCCGTAGCCAATTGTCAAAACATTTACTGAGTCTCTATATGCTTCTAGTTCACAACCTTCAAACTTCTTTATTAGAGCTATTCCTTCTTGTGATATATTCATATTACTCCCCTGTATCAGGTTTATTTGTAGTAACCTTTTTATAATAGACAACAACTTGTTTAAGTTCATTTATATATCTTTTTAACTCCTGCATATTGTATGACATGATTTCATAATCAGGTACAGACATAGCAAAAAAAACTATTTGTCCATGTTCCTTTTCTACTCTTGATAGAAACTCATCTACATTTTTATCAGAAACTACATACCAATATGGCTCTTTTAAATCAATCTGCCTTGGCATAACAGGTTGTACTATTTGCCTTTCTAAAGGCTTAGTAGTTATTTGTACGTTTTGTTTACTTGGAAACAGACTGCAACTGTAGACCATCATCAAGATCATCAATGCTGCGACTGTCTTCTTCAATACTATCAAATACATTCTTTGTTCCTTTATTTACCCTTGGTTCTAGCAAAGATGGTTTAGCTGCTGCAAGTTTTGTTAAATCATGTCTTTTAAATATATCTAAGTATCTAGACATTTCTAACTGTATAGATTGATTTTTGCTTTGTATTTCTAATAAGCCTTCTGTTTGCAATTTAAAATCACTTTGCAAAGATTCAATAGCAGCTTTCTGTTCTTGATCTCTTAATTCAAATGCTTGATTTAAAGCAGATAATCTTGAATTTTCATTCCAAAGAAAATATCCAATTATTGTCATAACTGCAATGATACCTATTAAAACTTTACTCATATCTTATGCCCATGTATAAACCTGTAGTGGTTTAGCTTTACCTTTAACTTCTATAGGTTCTAATAATTGTAGCTTAAAATCACTATATTTGGCAGTTTCTTCGCCTATCAAAACTCCTACTCCAGCAACCTTAGTGCTTGATTCTAATCTAGCAGCTACATTACAAGGATCACCAATAAGACTAAAAGCAAACCTATCTGTTGCACCAAAGTTACCAGCTATGCAAACTCCTGAATTTACACCTATTCCTATAGCAACTTTAGGTATGTCTTCTTTTGCAAATTTAATGTTTAACTGGTCAATATTCTTTTCTATTTCTTTTGCAGCCTGTAAAGCAAGATTATGATGATTATCTTGTGGAATAATTGTATTCCAATGAAACATACCAGCATCTCCAATAAACTTATCAGTACAACCAAAATATTTATTAGCTGCTTGTACTTGTACATCTAATACAGAATTCATTATGTACGTTACCATTTCAGGTTCTACTGACTCTGATAGGCTAGTAAAACCTCTAAGGTCTGTAAATATAATAGAACAATCAACACGCTTACCATTTACCTGACAAAGTTCTGGATTATCTTGTAGCTTTTTGACCATTCTAGGATCAAGGTATTTACCAAACTGTCCTTTAATTTGTTGTCTAAGTTTATATTGTTCCCTAAATCTTAAATAAAATGCTGTTGAGCCTGTAATAAATTGTGATATTAATGCCCAAGTAACGTCAATTAAAAGTCCTTGTTGTATTAAATAGTATCCAAAAAAACTTACAGATAAAAATAAAAAACTGGTTGTTATAATTCCTGTTGTAATTCCAAAAATATTTATTAATAGCCAGGTAAGCATTATCAGCGATATCAATATAACTATTTCTAAGGCTAATGCATAATCAGGTATATATGGACTATCTTGTATTAAGATTGACTCTGCTAAAGCAGCTTGTATTTTGTGAGGCTCAAGTAACTTGTTATTTGGTACTGCTATTTGAGGCATTATTCCTTTAGCAGTAAAACCTACAAATACAAACCTTCCTTCAACATCCATTTCTTGTAAATTAGTTTGTGGTGTATCTACAAAACTTAACCACTTTCTACCAAGACTATCTGTTTTAACTGGAGGCAAACCTCTAACTCTTATTTCTTCTATTCCATTAGGATTAGATTTAATAACATATGTATCTGCACCAACTAAAATTTTTAATACTTCTGTTCCATATGCAGATACCCATCCATCATTTGTTTTTAAAAGTAATGGTAAACGTCTTACTAAACTATCTACATCAGTTCTAGCTACTGCTATACCTTGATTAGCGTTTTGTTTTAGTATATCTATATTCTGTACAACACCCTGTGCAGATATACCCTGTGGTTCATCACCTAATATTACTGTTCCTGTTGTAGGAGGAAATGATTGATTGTTATTTTCAAACATTGCCAAAACACTAGGAGCATAAGATAAAGATTCTGCAAACTCTTTATCCCCACCAAATCTATCAGGTTGTGGAAAAGCGATTACCCAGCCAACACCTAAAGCTCCCTTTTGTATCAACTGCGATTGCACCTCTGCAAGCCTTTGTCTTGGTAATGGATAACCGCCTTCTTTACTTATATCATCTTCTGTAATATTAAGTATTGTGAAGTATCCAGAAGGTTCTTGGTCAGGAACTAAAGCATCAAATGTTTTTAATTTTAATATTTCTAAAATATTAACTTGCATAACAAATGGAAGTAATAGAACTATAAGTAAAACTAATAATACTTTTTTCACGATCCTTGAGTTATTTTTATTGTTGTTGAAGAACCGCCATTAACCTTAACAGTATTAGATACTCCATCTTGTATAAGTATTACTGTATAACTACCAGAACCATTAAGATTTAATTTTGCACTTTGATTAACTGTTCTAGTTAAACTTATGTTTTGTCCAGATATTATAGTTGTTATCTGTGTGTCTTTATCTTGTCCTATTTCTGTACCAGCTATACGAATACCAACACCACCTTGTTTAAGAGCATCTTCTTCTTTAGATAGTGCTAGTGCATCAAGGACATTAAGTAAGTCTTCAAGAAAGTTTACATCTAAATAGTTTATGTCTAGTTCAGTAAATTCAAGCTCTGCTTCTGCATCTAAAAAATCTTCAGCAAGATAATCTATATCAAGATCATCAAACTCTAAGTAATCTACTGTTGTTTTAGATTGTGTTTCTTCTATCTGTTGTTCTACTTCTTGTGGAGGATTAACAATCAACATATTATCAATTAGGTCTAGAGATATGTCTAAGGTAACAGGTTTAGTAGGATTGTTTTCATATACAGATACTGTGGTAGCTTGGTAAGGTTTATTTAATGTAACGCTACCCATAGCTGTAGATACTAAAATTTCACCACTAGATATGCCATTTTCGTCTGGCAACAATATAACTAGACTTCTACCTAGTTCATCTACTGTACAAGTAAAATCTGTACCTCTAATTGCTATATCCGCAGTAGGTGTGCGTATAGATATATTACTTTTATTATTAAACTTGCCTGTTATAAAACGTGCTGTACCACTTGCAAACTTTAATGCCATCTTTGATTTTGATGGGTCAGGATCGTATATGTATTCGTCTATAACTAGCTTGGAGTGTTCTGTTAGTTTAACTGTAGATTCATCTTGAAAAGTTATGGCTACTCTGCCCGATTCTGTACGAACATCATCCATTTGCTGTATATCAAACTGTAATTTAGCTCCGTAAGCTTTGTCTCTTAGGACTTGTGCGTTACCTCTAACTTCTGAAATAGAACCTATTTCAACAGACGAATGAAGTCGTTGCGTCTGACTGAGTAACACAGACAGTACCGCTAGAGCCAACAGATGTAATTTTAAGCCAGTCATTATCTGATGTAGACTCCTGATCTATGTTAAATGTCCTTGTGCTACCAGTATGATCTAGGTAGAAATAACCTCCAGCATATCCATCTCCATCATAGGTTACTGTGTTATCTGAACCATCAATATCCATAAAATTAGTAGCACCATCTACATCTATAGATGAAGTTATGGTGTTGCCTGAACCTTGTATTGTCCAATCTAAATCTAAGTTAGCTGCTAGTGCAGTCATAGCATGATTAAGAGTCATTGTGTTTGTATTGCCAGTCACCTGTACGTTTACATTAGAACCATCAGCACCAGTTGCATTTGTTTCGTCTGTAGACATATTGAAGGTATTTGTATCACCTATAAATGAGAAATAACCTGTGTAGTTATCTGCCCATATATCACCAAGAAATTTGTTTGTTGAACCTTTCTGTAGAATATCTAAGGTCATAGTTGCACCA